CCGTTGTTAACGACGAACTGTTGAATGACTTCGCATAACTGCCTGTGCTTGTTGCGCAATATGGAAATGGAATTAAATTCTCCTTTATAATCGTTAAACTCTGGGTGACATCCTCTATCGCTTCTTTATTATTGACTATTGCTCCTGTCACGGTTCCGTCACCGATACCAGATATATCAGTGGTTCCTAATTTTTCAGTATTACTATTTGCCAAATCATAAGCAGCTTTTACAGCTTTTGGCGTTGCCGCCACTCCAGCAGTTGAGGCACTTGTACTTGATGTGCTGTCTGATAATTTGACATGTCCCAGAACGGAACTGGTAGCTTTAGATGTTGTATGACTTATTAATGTACTAACCGCCTTTGCAATCTTTCCAAACGCTACAGACATTTTTTCACCACTGACCAACGAGCTTAAGTTCGATGCTTCTGTGTATGTTGGTGTTTGGTCATTTGTTGCAACATTTGGCACATTTCCAAGTCCTATCTGATTCTTCGTCACGTCATGAGGGTTAGATTTATTTGCCACATGACTTATTAATGTACTAACCGCCTTTGCAATCTTTCCAAACGCTACAGTAATCATTTCTCCACTATGCAGATCTGACATGGCTGTAGACACTTTATAAGCCGGCTGCTTTAATCCATTAATCTCACGATCAATAATGTCCATATTTTCATTCTGCACATTAATATCATAAAATTCATCCTCTGACGGCTTTGTTAAATTCAAATTTGTTGTTTTACTAGACATTCGTCAACACTTCCTCTCTCACTTGTTTCTGTGTGTATACTGCCAACTGCGCATGCGTGTAATGCGAAAGTATTTCATGCGTATTAAACATACTAACCGAAATAACCATATTAGCTGGCACAACACGTCTTAACATATCACACACATCCTGGTAATTATTCTCATTGCCTAAAGCTAATTTAACATTGAGTAAATATTTATCTGCGCTTAGAATCAGGCGATACCCATTCTCTCCGCACATTCTTTTTAATTGCTGTTCCAATACCGGCAGTGTATATGGAAGCTGTTCATTCAATTTAACCAAAATTCTAAATTTTCTCTCATCCAGCGTATCTGTCTTTTTGGGAATAATTCCAAGAATTTTCTCCATACGCTCTATACCGATAGTAGATGAATCTGATACAAATTGATCATTCAAGACATTTTCTGCTTGCGGCCAGACTATTTCAAATTCTGGCTGTTCGGCTTCCATAATTGCTTTTATTTCTTTATATACCGTCAAATATGGTGGCAAATAATCTATTATCTTACGCTCCATCCGTCACACTTCCTCTCACAGGAATGGAATTGGATTCCAATATTAAATTATCTGCATTTCCATTTATTTTTGTATTTGAAATATCAATTACTCCGGCACAGTCCAAGATTCTTGTCTCAATTTGGCTGATTCGTACAATTAACTGATCAGACGACGCCCAGTTTTTTGCAAGTTCCTGAAAATAAGCATCAATAGCTTTTTCAATATAATTTCCAGATGTTTTCCAACTCCACCCTGTCTGATATACGATATTAGTTTCTATCTGTATCTCCTTTTTAGTCGCGCCATCTACCGTTACGATATGTCCGATTGGAGCTACCGAATCAATCTCTTTTTGTACTTTTCCTATCAATGTGATTGTAGGCACTGTATAATCTGATGCAATAATAGTTAACTTTACAGTTCCTCCGCCATTCCAGACAGGTGTTACTTTTACCCCACCAACACCTTCTATAGCGTTTGTTTTCTGCTTATAGTCTGTAATGTTGCCTCCATATGCCTGGCTCACAAGAGTATCAAAGTATCTCGATCTGAGATCTTCATCTGATTCTTCATTTTCTCCCGGAATTAAAATAGCTGTGATCTCTGCTGTTTCTAATCCGTTAATATAGTCAATTGGAATCAACTGACCAGAAATTCCATTGGGAAGGCTTCCTGCTGTCTCACACACCATCTCATACACACCATTTCCAATCGGTTCTTTAACTGTATAATTGTAATCTCCACAATTAAATCGCAAACCAGACAAATCCAAGTCAGTCGGTTTAAAAGTTCCCTGAACAATCGCATGTGTTGCTGGCTGTCTTGTGATTCCTCTTTCCATGCATCTTTTGTCCAGATAAACTCCTTGACAAGTATCTGCAAATGTCTGGTCTAAAGCTGTCTCTAATTCAGTATAAAGAATAGACATTTCAAATGCTGCCGGTGCAAGTGCATCAAATATAATCGCACCCTCACGCTTATCCAGTGCATCTGGCACACGGGACAACATGCGTTCCATAATCTTTTCATATGTCATCTCTTCGAACATTAAACACTCACCTCTTTTTCCATCTGAAAATCACCAAAAATGGTGTGTACTGAAAATGTACACACCACCTCATGTTTTTTACTTGTATCAAATTCAAATTGATCTACCGAATTAATTCTTTCATCTTGCAACAATGCTTCTTCGATTCGCCTGGTTATCTCAGGACATGCATATGTTACTGATTCGCCAAATAAATCCACCAATTCTATACCATAATTCCATGAGTATATCGGGTAGACATATCGTTCTGTACATAATATCTTATATACCACCTGCTTCATTGCTTCAATGGTATCCACCGTACCTCTAACGCTTTCACTGATCATTCGATAATTTTTACTCGGCATATCCTCTTCATTTATTTCTGTAAGCAACAAATTATTAACACTTGGGATCATATTTACACCGCCTTATCCAAAATAATATAACTTTGACCGCCCTGGATTCTTGCAAGGATCACTTTATCTCCTGTTTTTAATGCATTATGGATTACTATTTTTTTCGTCCCCTTTTCATATTCCCAATCAACATCAACAGACATCTCATGGTTTGTTACATTACGCGCTAAGACAAGTTGTTC